AGGTCGCCCTGGCCGTCCGGGTCGCCGTACTTGATCAGCTCGAGGCCGATCGCCCGCTGGATGCCCCAGCGGATCGCGTTGAAGTCCCCGACGAACGCCTTGATGTTCGTCGCAACTGCGGCGACGCCGACAGCGCCGACCGTGTTCGACACCGACGCGCGGTGGCCGTCGAGCTCGGACACGGCGGTGGTCAGCGCGAAGTTCGGGTAGAGCTTCTGCTCGCTCTGGTCACCACGGGCCGTGGAGAACGCGGACGCCCAGGACGGGTCGAGCGCCGCGTCACGCGGCACGTAGGAGTCCGCGAGCACGAGCGCGTCCGCCGCGTCGAGGTAGGTGTACGCCTTCGCTGCGGCGATCTCGACGGAGTTCGTGGTGTCCGACAGCGACTCCGACATCGCCGCGACGGCGGCGCCGCCGGTCGGGTTGATCCCGTGGAACACGCCGAAGTCGAGCGCGCGGGACAGCGCCGGCTGGATCAGCGTGAGGATCTGGTTGACGACCTCGAGTTGGGTGTCCTCGTCGGCCCACTGGACCTCCTCGGTCCACCGCACCGTCTTGTGGAACTTGTACGGGGTGACGGTCTTGGTCGTCGGGGTGATCGTCGAAGCGCCCTTGTTCGCGCCCTCAGCGACGTACTCGGCCTCACCGATGTCGAACGTCATCGACTTGCCGACGCCGAACTTCATGGGGATCGAGTCGGACAGGGTGGCGACGGCTGATCCGTACTTCACCTTGCCGAGCCACGGGTCGAGGATCTGGTCCGGGAGAGTGAGGTCCCCGGTGTCGAGAACGGCCATGATCTAGCTCCTTGGAGTCAGTCGTCGCGGCCGAACAAGCGCGCCGTGTAGTCGCGCAACGGGTCGTCGCCGGACGGTTTGGTGGATTTGCCTTCGTGGGGCACTCGGTTGCCCTGCTTCTGCTGCGTCCCGATGTCCTTGAGCAGCTCGTCGGCGTCGGCCTCGAGCTCCTCCTCCGACGCGCCGACCAAACGCTTCGCCTGCGTCTCGGTGAGCCCCTTACGGAGCGCCACCTTCAGGCGCAGCAGGTCCTGCTCGGCTCGTTCGGCGCGGGCCCGGTGAGCGTCGCGCTCGTCGGACAGGCGCTGAGCTTCCGTCTTCGTGGAGTCCTCGAGCTCCTTCGCCTTGTTGGCGAGCGGCTCGAGTTCCTTGATGCGGGCCTTCAGTCGGGCTTCGGCGTCGCGCCGGGCCTTCCGTTCAGCCTCGATCGCCCGGCGGCCTGCGTCGCCGAGCGTGTCGCCGCCACCCGTCGCGGGATCAGGCGTGGGATCCGGCTGGTCGCCGTCGTCGGGCTCGTTGCCAGGGTCGGTGGGATCGTCTGCCATCGCGGCAGCCTCCTCATGGGGGAACAGGCCCGCCATCGCGGCTGGGCCTGGGTGTTGCTCCGACGCCCATCGCGGGCGCAGGCGATCTATGCGTCGGCGAACGCTTTGCGGAACGCCTGGATCTGCTCGCCTGGAGCGGCGTCGGCGGTGGCCTCCCGGTACAGCTGCCGGAACTCGTCCCCACGCCCGGGCAGCGCCGCACCCGGCCGGTACACCGGCTCGCTCATACACGAGCAGTGATCGTGCGCCTGGAAGTCGACGGTGTCCGCCTTGAACACGGCGCCCCGCCCGGCGAGCAAGGCGCAGAAGTAGCACGGGTTGCCGGACGTGACGCGGGCGTAACCGACGGCCTGCCGGTCCGCCCGGATCGACGAGCCGAGCGTGTCCCGGCCGCCGTTCCCCACCAGCCGGGAGAACGACCCGGACAGGCGGGCGAGCGTGTTGTCGGTGGCTTTAGGGTTGTTGATCGCCAGCAGATGCTTCGCCGTGAACGGCCCCGTAACCCGCAGCGACGTGACGATCTGATCAGTAGCGGGGATCGCGATGTGGGGAGTCGCCGCGCCGGACGCGCCCTCAGCGGTGCGGAACAGCCGGTAGTAGTTCGCTGCCGTCCCGGCCGATGTGGTCGCCCTCGCCTTGGTGAGCGTTACCAGCGCCTCCTCGACCGGAGCCCACGTGGCGTCCACCGCATCGATGCTGGACGTGTCGAACGCCGGCCAGATGCGCAGCATGTCCCGCAGCGCCTGCGCCCTGATCGCCGTCTGCTGCCGGTAGTGCAACTGAGTGAGCTGAGCGCCGAGAGCCGTCGAGGCCATCAGGCGTTCTCCAGTTGCGCCGCCTCGGTCTGCGGCAGGCGCAGCGACACCGGCACAGCCCCCGTGAACTTGAGCCCCGCCAGACCGACCTGGATGGCCGCCTGATCGGGGTCGACCCCGGCGCGGATCAGCGAGCCGAGAGCGTCCGCCTTCGCCTTCAGGTCCGCCGGGTCCGCCGCCGTCGGCGCCGCCATCGTCGCCTGGTTGTCCAACATCGACGTGAGCTGCAGCAAGCTGTCGCCGGAAACGGCGAGCGCCTTCCACTCCTCGACGTCCTGCTGCGACACGCCCGGCACCCGCTCCCACAGCGCCTGCGGCGGGATCCCGAGCATCTGCGCCATCTTCCCCAACGCATCGACCGTCTGAGACAGAGACCGGGCCTCGGTGTCCCGCCATCGCACCTGCGCGTCGTCCGACACCTCGACGCCGTCGGCCGTCGCGGCGAGGCGCAGCGCCTGCTCCCACGACTCGCCGAACCCCGTCTCACGCTCACCGAGCTTCCGGTGCTGGCCAGCCTCCGCCGCCGCCAACGCCTCAGCCGAGAGGTTCACGAGCTTGCCGAGCAGCTGATGCGGCGGCGTCTGCGACAGGGTTGCCAGGTACTCGCCGGTCGCCTGCCTCGACTCCAGGTACCCGCCGAGGTCGACCTGGCCGAACTCGCCGACCTTCACGTCCGGGTCGTCAAACGTCCACAGCCGGCTAGCGGACGCCTTCGCCTTCACCGACTCGTCCGGCGACGTCCAGCCGAGAATGTACCGCTGCCGGAACGACTGGTAGTGCTGCGCCACCAGCAGACCGAACGTCGTGTGATCCAGCTGGTCCTGCAGCGGGATCAGCGGCTCGATCTCGCCGACGAGCTCACCGTCGAGGTCCTCGTGGTTCTTGAACCGCACCACCGGGCACACGCCCAGCCCGTGCTCGAGGACGTCGACCACCGAGAACGTCGGCCCGTCCAGCGACCCGACCTGCGCCTCGCTGCGGTTCACGAAGTAGATCGCCTGATCGTCGTACAGGCGGAACTCGTCCGGGCCCGTCGACTCCAACGCCACCTGCGGCCACTCGTCGTCGTCAAGCCCGTACGCCGCCGTCAACTTTCGGGGCGACACCGGCCGCAGCACCGCGTTCGGGTCGCCCGGCAGCACCAGCACGTAGGAGACGCCGTACGCGAACGCGGCCCGGTGCACGCCAACCTGGCGGCTGTCCATGCGGTTCGCCTGCCAGATCGCCCACACCTGCGCGTCGTTCTCCGACGCCCGCGGCTCCCGGAATCCGTCCACGAACAGACCCTGCGCGAGCACGTCCACGACCAACGTCAGCAGGTTCACGCGGGACATCTCGGCGAGGCGGCGAACCTCCGACGGCACGCCCGTCGGCACGACCGGCAGGGCCTGCTGGCCACGCCAGTACGAGTGCAGCCGGTCGAGCGTGTCGCCCTCCCCGCGGCGCATGTCCAGTAGGAGCTTGACCCGATCGACAGCCTGCGCAGCGCTCAACGCCATCAGGTCACCTCCCTCACATGAAAGACGCCTGGCCGGAACGCTTCCGTTCGTTCGCCACGCCAGCCGCCACCGCGTCCAACCGGGCCTGCCACGCCAACGTCGCCGCGTACGCCGCGTCGATCTTGCGCGAGCTCTCCGGGTTCTCTTTGCTGATCGTCACGCCGGACCGGCCCGCCCGGCGTCGGGCGTTCAGCATGTGTCTCGTCAACGCGTATGACCCGTCGTGGCTCATCTCCCGGTCGACGATCGCCGAGTGCAGCTGCTCGAGCGCCCGCACGACCGCGACCGTTCGGTTCGTTGCCCAGCGGCACGGATGCTCACGAGACGCCTTCACCCGCAGCTTCGACCCGAACGACGCCTCCCACTGCGCCACGTACGACTCCCACAGAGCCGGATCGCAGTAGAACCCGACCACGTTCCACCGGTCGAACGCGTGCCGCACCGCCGCGTCGACCTCGGTCGTCGGCACCTGCCAACCCCGGCCAGCCGGCCCGTCCGGCTGCTCCCACACGCCGACCTCGAACACGTGACCATCGGACACCCGGCAACCGATCAGCGCCGTCGCGTCCGTCACGCCCCGGGCCCGCTGCCGCGAACCGTCGAAACCGAGCACCACCGTCTCACCGTCAGCGACCACCTTCGTCGCGTCCGCGCATCCCGCCCACTCCGGTTCCGTCAGCCACGAGTCCGTAGCCGCGGCGATCTGGTCCAGGTAGAACCGCCTCGAGTCCTCCGGCGGTGTCGACGGGTCCCACACCTCGTCAC